AACAATTCAAGCCGTTTCACCGACGTAGCGCGCGCTTCGGCGTTGTTGTTGCGCACCGACGGGCAGGAAAGACGGTTGCTGCAATCCATGATCTGGTCGATGCGGCGCTTCGGATCAAGATCAAAGATGGCCGCTTCGCCTACGTCGCGCCCTACTACGCACAAGCCAAGGATGTTGCGTGGGTTTATCTAAAACGGGCTGTTGCGCCGATACCAGGCGTTGCCATTAACGAGACAGAATTGCGCGTTGACCTGCCAAACGGGTCACGCATCCGCCTTTATGGCGCAGACAATTACGATCGGCTGCGCGGCATTTACCTTGATGGCGTTGTGCTTGACGAATATGCGGACATGGACCCGCGCGCTTGGTCTGAAGTCATTCGTGCGGCCTTAGCCGATCGGCAAGGCTGGGCGGTGTTCATTGGCACGCCAAAGGGCCGCAACACGTTTGCTGACCTTTACGAACGTGCTGAGGCTGATCCTGAATGGTATTCACTAAGGCTTCGCGCTTCTGAGACTGGCATCATTCCAGAATCCGAATTGCTGGCCATGAAAGCCGAATTAAGCGCCAATGAGTTTCGGCGTGAAATGGAGACTGACTTCGACGCTGCGGTTGAAGGCGCATACTTTGCCGAACAGCTGCACGCCGCACAAACTGAAGGCCGGATAACAACGCTGGCCGCTGATCCGATTTTGCAGGTGCGCGCCTTTTGGGATTTGGGCGTGTCTGACAGTACGTCGATCTGGCTGGCACAATGGCAAGGCCAGTCGATCCACTGGCTAGATTACATCGAGGGCGCAGGCCAGCCTCTTGGCTATTACGTCGATCAGATGCGCCGTCGCGGTTGGGAAAATGCTAAGTGCGTTCTGCCTCACGATGGCGCGCATAGAGACGCTGTGACAGCGACACGGTTTGAGGATCACCTAACAGCGGCAGGGTTTGCGGTCGAGACGATCCCGAACCAAGGTAAGGGCGCTGCGATCAAGCGGGTTGAGGCCGCTCGGCGGTTATTTCCGCGCATGTGGTTTGACGTTGAAAAGACCTCGGATGGTCGGCGTGCTTTGGCCGCTTACCACGAGAAGCGCGATGAAAAGCGCATGATCGGCTTGGGGCCAATGCACGACTGGGCCTCACACGGGGCTGACGCTTTTGGCCTTGGCTGTGTGGCTTATGAAGAACCAAAAGCGGCTCCAAAGCCGTTTGTGTCCCGTAATTGGGGCAATGAATCTTGGATGGGTGCATAGATGGCGACTAAAGAGGAAGCACACGCCAAAGCACTCAAAGAGTTTGACCTGGCAATGGTTGCGGAGCGGTCTAACCGTGAAAATGCGCTGTCTGATGCTCAATTTGTGGCCGGTGAGCAATGGCCGGAAGATATTAAGCTACAACGCCTCAATCGGCCATGCCTGACCATCAACCGCCTGCCTACCTTTGTGCGGCAGGTGTCGAATGAAGTGCGTCTCAAGCCGCCATCGATCAGCGTGCTTCCGAGTGAGGAAGGCGACGACGACACGGCAGAAGTGATTGAGGGTCTTATCCGTTCAATCGAGGCGCGTTCCAAGGCTAAGCGGGTTTATTCGCGCGGCATCGAGGACAGCGCACGCTGTAGCATGGGCTTTTGGCGCGTTTGCACGGACTATGTGGACGATGAGACGTTTGACCAAGACCTGTGCATTGAGAGCATTGATAACCCGCTTGGCGTGCTTTGGGACCCAGACGCCAAAGACCCACTTGGATCTGATTGGAAGTTCGCCTTTATCATTGAGACCATGACGCTAGATGCGTTTAAGGCCAAGTATCCTGGCAAATCCTACGGTATCAATGGCGACCGCACCACGAACGTCAATACGTCATTGTATTGGGTGAATGGCGATAAGGTTCAAGTTGCTGAGTATTGGTACGTCGAGGAGAAGAGCGTCAAGATTGTCCAGCTTGATAATGGCGAGACGATAGACCTCAAAGATTACGACAAGATGGTCGATGCGTATAACGAGCATGTCCAGATGTTGTCTGACATGTATCAAGCCGCTGTTATGGAAGCGCAACAGGAGCAACCCGAAAGCGGTGAGCCTCCTGAGATGCCCGAACCACCAGAAGCGCCTGAGCCGCCTCCTATGCCCATGCGCGGGCGTGATGGTGAGCCACGCATGAGAGACGTTAAGCGCAAGGTGGTGCGGTCTCGCATTATGAGCGCCGGGGAATGGTTGAGTGAGCCTCAAGAATGGGCTGGGCAACGTATTCCAATCGTGCCTGTTTGGGGTGAGGAGTATCGCATTGGCGACCGCAAGGTCCGCACGTCGCTGATCCACTTCGCCAAAGACAGCCAACGCATGATTAACTACTGGCGTTCGGCGTCGGTGGAATCGCTTGCACTAGCACCTAAAGCGCCTTGGTTGGTGACGCCTAAGAACGTTGAGGGCTTTGAACCAATGTGGCGCGCGGCTGGTCAAGGCAATCCGGCTGTGTTGTTCTTTAACCCCGATCCTGTGACAGGCAAGCCAGAACGGCAACAACCCGCAACGGTGCAGTCTGCCATGTTGCAAGAGGCGGCGCTATCACAGGATGACCTGAAGGCCACCACGGGGTTATATGATGCGGCGCTTGGGGCTCAATCGAATGAGACAAGCGGCAAGGCCATCATGGCAAGGCAGGCTGAAGGCGACATATCAACGTATGCGTTCTTGGATAACTTGCTACAGGCCATCGAAGAGACGGGCCGCATCTTGGTCGAGATGATACCCTACGTTTACGATGTTCCAAGACAAATCCGCATCCTTGGCAAAAAGATGGAAAGCAAGATCATCACGGTCAATGACGGCGGGCAATATGATCTAACCCGTGGCAAGTATGACGTGAATTGTGTAACAGGCCCAAGCTTTACTACTCAACGCCAAATGGCTGCTGAGGCTTACCAATCGTTTGTGCAATCGGCACCTGCTACTGCGCCAATTCTCATTCCGCGCATGGTTGAGAGCATGGATTTGCCCGACGCTAAAGAGATTGCCGACGAATTGCGTCAAATGGCAGGCGGCGGCGAACAGAATAAGCAACCGCCTCCGCCTAATCCAAAGGATCAGGCGCAGGCTGAAAACTATCAGGCGCAAGCTGGCAAGACGCAAGTTGAGACCCAACTGCTTCAACGCCAACTTGCACCGATGAACATGGGACCTATGCCAGGGCAACCCATGCCGATGCAGTCAGACTACTGACCATCGCACACTAGGCCGTCACGCTCACGTTACGAGCGTTAAACCGACAAGGTGTCGCATCAATGTCTGAAGACATTACACCAACGGAGATCGTCCAATCCGAAGCCCCTGTGGAAGTGGTGGAAGCCACTGAGACAGAACAGGTTGAACAGGACGCGCAAGCCGAAGAGCAAGAGGCCGATGAACCTCGTAAGCCACGCGGCGTGCAAAAACGCATAGACGAATTAACGGGTAATTGGCGCAATGCCGAAAGAGAACGTGACCATTGGCGTGAAGTCGCCATGCGAACAATCTCGGCCCCTGAACCCGTCTATGACGATCAAGCCTATTACCAAGAGCCTGATTATGCTCAACCGCTAAGCCCCCAAAGCCTGCTAGAACAGGCCAAAGAGTTATTGCGGCAAGAGCAACAGCAACAGGCGATTGGTGAAAAAGCTGCCAAGTTTAAGGCATCCGTTTCAGACCCTGAAACGCAAGAGTTCCTGAACAGCCCTTATGCGCCGATTACCACAGAGATGGCCGACATCATGCTAGAGCATGAGGCTGGCGCTCAAATCGCAACATGGCTGGCACGAAATCAAAGCGAGGCGGCTCGCATTGCCCAATTGCCGCCACATAAACAAGCGCTTGCGCTCATAACTGCCGCATCGACTACTCCAGCACCCAAACGAATGACAAGCGCGCCAGCGCCCGTTCAAAGGCTGGCAGGCAAGGGCGCTGCGGTTCCGTCGCCTGAAAACATGTCGATGGAAGAGTTTATGGCGTGGCGTTCAAAGCGGTGAAAACCGCATAACCCAACATCCCTGCCTGTAGGCGGTGACCATCCCTTAGAAGGATTTTTATCATGTCCACTCCCTTGACGTCTGACGTCATCACCAAGGAAGCCTTGCGCGTCCTTCACCAAGAAGCCAACTTTATCGGCTCCATCAACAAGCAGTATGACAATTCGTTTGCTCAAGAAGGTGCCAAGATCGGCTCTAGCTTGCGCGTTCGTTTGCCTGCTCAATTCGTCACCTCTCGCGGTGCGACTTTGGTAAAGCAAGATTACCTTGAGCAAAACACCACCTTGACTGTGCAACCACAGTTTCAAGTTGGTTTGGAGTTCACCGCGCTTGATCTAACCCTGTCGCTCGATGACTTCTCGGCTCGCGTTATCCGTCCAGCGATGGCTAACCTTGCTGCAAACATTGACGCTGCGGTTATTTCTACCGCCGTTCAATCAACTGCCAACCAAGTCAACGGCCACGGCGCAGCTAACACCTTCAGCCAAGTGCTTCAGGCTCGTAAGTTGCTCAATGACAACTTGGCCCCAATGCCAGACCGCACCATCATGCTCAACACGCAAGCGAACGTTGACATTGTGGATGCAGTCAAGGGCTTGTTCCAAGACAGCACCACCATCGGCAAGCAATACAAGGAAGGCATGACTGGCCGCACGGCTGGCTTTGACTTCTATGAAAGCACTGTCATGGCACGTCGTTCGCGCGGCTCGGCCACTTCGGCTTATGTGTTGACTGCTGACGCAACCAACGGGGCGACCACGGTTGCGGTTGGCACCGGCACTGGCACGCTTGTGGTTGGTGACGTGTTCACCATCTCCGGCGTGTTCAGCGTGCATCCTGAAACCAAGGTCAGCACTGGCCAATTGCAGCAGTTTACTGTCACCACGGCTTATGCTGGCGGTGCTGGTAACGTTGCGTTTACGCCTGCCGTTTGGGGTCCATTGGCTGCAACCGCCGTCAACGCCTCGCGTCAAAACGTGTCGGCTCTGCCATTGACCTCTGCAACGATTGCGGTGGCAGGCACTATCTCCACTGGTTATGGCATGTCGTTGGCTTACCACAAAGACGCCTTCACCTTTGCGACCGCCGACTTGGTGCTTCCAAAGGGTGTAGACTTTGCCTCGCGCCAAGTCTTTGACGGCATCTCCATGCGGATGGTTCGCCAGTATGACATCAATGCGGACTCGTTCCCATGTCGTATCGACGTGCTTGCGGCTTGGGGCGCGCTGCGTCCTCAAACCGCTTGCCGTATCGCTGGCACTTAACCATAGCGGGCGGGGCTTAGCGGCCTCGCCCTTTTTTCTGTTTTAATCAGATGAAGGGTTTTGGTTATGCCAAATCTAAAAGCGCAAGGCGTCGCTTATTCCGATCCTATCTTTGAAGATGTGCGGGTCAATGGTCCGATTGTTGCCTCTGGCTCAATCACTGGTGCCGGCATCGTTTCAACAGCGGCAAGCGGTGCGGTTGCATCAAACGCAACCGCCGGGATCTATATCCTAAGCACTGCCATCACCAACAACGTCACGGCCACCACTGCGCCGTCGGGTTCGCTGGGTATCACAAGCAATGCAACGGGCCTTGGCAAACTGTTCTACTCAAACGGTTCTGTCTGGCTGTTTGCTGCAATCACATAAACGATATGGGCGGGGCTTCGGCCTCGCCCCTTCTTTTCTGTTGGGGGCGTCATGACTGTCACTGAAATCATTGCGGAAGCTTTAGAACAAATCGGCGTTCTAGCAGCTGGTGAAGTCGTGTCTGCATCCGATCAGGCAACCTGTCTGACGTCAATGAAAAGCATGATCAAGGCGTTGCCAGGCTTCGGCATTGGTGGCGGGCTTGACGATGTGGTGGTGAAAGTCTCGCCATATACCCCAAAAATGAATGAACGCATCTTGTGGGCTGGCACTGGCTTTCTGACGCTTAATCTGCCCGCGCTGACAAGCGATGGTTTACAGCCTCGCAATGGAGATCGGGTCGCGGTCACTTCTGGCGGCAACACCTATCTTTACGTTTACATTAACTCCAAGGCCGTCTGGCTGGTGGTTGAGAACATTACCGCAAGCACTGAGAGCCCGCTTGGGCCTGAGTGCAATCAGCCATTGGCTGACATGCTAGCTTACCGTGTCGCGCGCAAGTTCGGCGCACCGATTACCCAAGAGATCGCAAACGCCAAAGACATCGCGGAGCGTGCGATTAATGCACGTTTTGCCCCTGTCATGACTGGCGACATGGACCCCGCGCTTTGGTCTTACTGGAACAATTGGCAAAGCGCGCTTTCTTAATCCAACTTTACGGAGTGAAGTCAAATGACCGCTAAAACTGACGCATGGGAAAACGCCCTGTTATTGTTGCTTTTCAACAACACAAACGCCGCCAACATCGGTGACGCAACTGGCTTGCGTGCATCCACCACGGCTGGCCAATTGTTCGTGTCGCTTCACACGGCAGACCCTGGCGAAGCTGGCGCACAGAACACCTCGGAAGTCTCCTATACGGGCTATGCTCGCGTGGGTATCAACCGCGCATCTGGTGCCGGTGGCTTTACGGTTTCAACCAACACCGTTTCATTCGGCACCAACCCGACAAGCTTCGGCGCTTGCACGGCTGGTTCTGCAACGGCTACCCACTTCGGCATCGGCACGGCGTCTTCTGGCGCTGGTGTCTTGCTCTATAAAGGCGCTCTGTCTGCCTCCATCGCCATTTCTTCTGGTGTCACGCCTCAAATCTCGACGCTGACTGGCACTGAGGACTAATCATGACGGTTCTCGCCGATCTAGTCCAGCAATCGACGGCCACCACAGGCACTGGCACGGTGACGCTTGGCGCTGCCGTGACTGGCTTCCGCACGGTTGCGGGTGCAAGTATCGCTGACGGCTCTGTAGTCTCCTACGCCATCCTAGATGGCACTAATCGGGAGACTGGAACGGGCGTTATTGGTGCAACTGGCACGACGCTGACCCGCGTGCTTCGTGCATCAACGACTGGATCACTTTTGAACCTGACTGGCTCGGCAACGGTTGGGATTGTGGCTAATACTGGGGATTTTATCCCGCAGGCTAATATGATTGCGACGGCTCGCCCTAACATCACAAACGACAACACACAGGGGTATTCAGTCGGGTCTAAATGGTTTTGGGCCGCACGCAATATCGAGTATGTTTGCACGGATGCGAGAACAGGATTGGCTCGCTGGTCGTTAGTAGATTCGTCAAACATCAGGGCGGGTACTTCCGTTGCTATGCCTAGAGTAGCAAACGAAAACCTAACGCAATTTAATTGTGAGTTGCAACAGATGGCAACCGGGGGCGGCCGACCCCTTCAAACAACCAGTTATTACACCCGCATTCCGCGCACCCGATCTTCGTCTGACACAGGTGTCGGGAAAAATTGCGGTTACCGTCGCCAATCAACCGATTCATCTCGGCGCGACATTGGTTTTCGGGTAAACTGTGGCTGGGGGATTGCCGACACTCACTCAACTGCACGAATGTTTATTGGGTACGCCGAAAACGGCTATTTGGCTGGGACTAATGCAGAGCCTACGACTTTCGTTAACATCATTGGAGTTGGCAGCACAAGTAGCGAAACCACGCTGTCATGGCTTGAAAACGACGGTTCAGGCACTGCAACAAAGACGGCACTTGGAACAGGCTCACTGGGTGGCTCTGCACCAATCAACACATCGGAAGCCGAAATCTACTGGCTCACGATTGAAAACGTGGCGGCTGGCAATCCCACTTTGATTGTCGAGCGCCAATCGACAGGCGATGTTTGGTCACGAACAGTCACAACCGATATACCTAGCACGTCAACCGCTATGACGTTTCAGCTTTGGCGCAACTCTGGCGCAACCTCCGGCCTAGTCGCACTGGAAATGTTTGGATTTTCGGAGGAATATCTATGACATATGCCATGCTTTCAAACGGCAAGTTGCGCGGTCCTGATGGCGTTTCTTTTCCATATGACGAAACTAACCCAAGGTTTGCAGACTTTCTGACATGGCTTCAAGCGGGCGGAACACTTGTCTTAGTAAACGAACCCCCAGAGCCAGAAGTCCCCGCCGAAATTCAAATGTGGCAGGCTCGTGCAATATTGTCGCGTGTTGGTTTACTCAACAACGTCAATCAGGCTGTTGCTGCCTCAAACAATCCTGAAATTCAGATTGCTTGGGAATATGCGCCAAACGTGGTGCGGCGTTCTGTTTTCGTAACTTCAATGGCTGCGGGTTTAAACCTTGATGATGCTACGATTGATAATCTGTTTATCGAAGCGTCCAAAATAAAATGACCACGTATCGCGGCGTAGTCGGTGGCGCACCTGTCGGTGTGCTTACGATCGGCGACTTGGGTGCTGTTGGTGCGCCCACTTCGCCATCTGCTAGCTTTGCTGGCACGTCTGTTTTTGTTGCGACGTCTGGTTCTATTCAAGAGCGTTCGGCTTTGTTCGATGGCTCTAGCACTTTCTCGGCTACTTCTGCCGCTCTAGCATCTCAGTCAGGCACATTTGGAGGTCTGGCATCTTTCTCGGTCACTTCTGGCTCTGCAATTGCTCGCACGGCATCTTTTGCGGGCTCCTCTAACTTCTCTGCAACAGTCGGCTCGTCGGTCAATGCGTCGTTTGCAGGGGCGTCTAGCTTCTCGGCTACTAGTGCGGCCTTGGTTGCAGCTTCGGCGTCGTTTGCAGGCTCTGCGGCGTTTAGCGCCACATCAGCGGCTATTCTAGCTAGGACGGCATCTTTTGCGGGTTCGTCCACCTTCTCCGCCGACCCTGGCGGGGCTGCTAGTGCGTCGTTTGCTGGCTCCAGCACCTTCTCCGCTACAAGCGGGGCAAGAATTGCGGCTTCTGGCTCATTTGCTGGTTCGTCTAGCTTTAGCGCCTTGGTGCCTTCGCTTGTGTCGGCAAGCGCCACGTTTGCTGGTTCGTCCACGTTTACGGCTTTGGTTATCCCGCCTTCAACGGGCATCCAAATCCCCGAAGGCACGGGCGGCGCGTTTAACTTCCTGATCCCACAAGGGTTAGGCGGGGCGACAAGCTATCAGGTCGAAACACTGACACAGGCCGAGATTGGCCCATCGTTCTGGTTAGGGGAATTGGAAGATGCCTAGAATTGCAATCGGCTCTTCCCCCTACAAGCGCACGTCGGCGCAAATGCCTGAAAGTCGTGTTGAGAATTATTACTGGGAACAATCGCCAACATCTGAAAGCGGCGAGATTTGGATACCGCGTCCGGGCTTGGTGTCGTTTCGTGCGGGGGCTGGTGCGCTTCGGGGCATTTATCGGGCTCCTGGCTGTCTTGGTGGCGACATCGTAGCAGTCATTGGCACGTCGGCGTTTCGCATTAACTCGGCGGGTGTTGCTACAAGCATCGGCACGGTTGCAGGAACGGGTCGGGTCATCATTGCAGGCAACCTAGCTGGGGTTATGATTGCGGACGGGGTAACGCTGCAATACTCCACAGGCGGGGCTCTAGCGACGGTTACACTACCGTTCACCAATCCCATTTGGGTGGGCCATGTAGCGGGTTATTGGCTATGTGTGGCAGGTGGCACGCAAAAGCGGTTCTGGACGCCAGACACGACGCCAACGACTTGGGACGCGCTAGATTTTGATAGTGCGTCATCTGCAACCGATCGGCTGTTAGGCTCGGCTGTTATCGGAAACCGCATCTGGGACTTTGGCGAACGATCAATTGAGTTTCGCTATGCGTCGGGCGATAGTGAAGCGCCATTCGCGGTGGAAGTCGGGCGGGCGTACGAACGGGGCTGCTTGTCTCGTGATACGATTGTTGCTTTGGACAACACCGCGTTCTGGGTGGGTGAAGATCGGATTGTGTATCGTGGCGGCGATGTGCCAATGGCGTTGTCTGATAGCTACATCTCAGAGCGGATTTCTGACACTGACACGGCTGACATCTACGCTTGGGGCTTTCCTTGGCAAGGCCATGTTTTTTACTGCCTTACGATTGGGGATCAAGGCACCTTTGTTTATGACGTCACGACGCAACGGTGGGCGCAATGGTCTAGCTATGGCGCTGACAGATGGTTGCCGGGGCTTGGTTGCTTGGGCTTCAATGACGAGCCCTTGGTGGGTGATACAGTCACCGGCACGCTATACACGCTAAGCCAAGAGGTCTTTACCGATGGCGCTGATCCGATTGTGGGCCTGTTGACCTTTGGATTTCCAATCACGGGCAATCGCCTGACGGTTGATATGCTGCGAATTGAGATGGTGACGGGCTACGCCACTGAAGTAGGGCAAGGCTCTAATCCGTTGGTCGATGTGCGCTTCTCTCGTGATGGCGGCAATGTGTTTGGGCCTTGGCGCTCTGATAGCTTGGGGCTGGCTGGCGACTACGGCAAGCGGGTGAAGTTCAATCGGTGCGGGCAGTTTAAAGGCCCTGGCATGATTGGTGAATTGCGGACGTCTGATCCGATCCCGCGCCGTGTGTCTGGCATGTATGTAAATGAGGCGTTCTAGTGGCTATTCCCCCGTTGCCAAAGAACATGCGGCTGCAAAACGCCGATGGTTCGGTGTCGGCTGACTTCGCGCGCTGGTGGCAATTGAATGTTGTGGCGACTGGTGCGGCTCAAGAGCGAGCACAAGTGGCGGCTAGTGCGGCTGCGGCATCTGCCAGCCAAGCGCAGACTGCGGCGGCAACGGCGACAAGTGCGGGCGCTGGCTTTGCTTCGGGTGGCGTGGTTGGTCAGCAATTTGATTGCTCATCTAGCACGCGGGTAACGATTGCGTCGGTGCCTTTGATCGGGGTGACGGCAGGGACTTTGCGATTTGATACCACGGCGCTTTATGCGGTCTATCCAACCACGGAAATGTCGGGGCTATCTACGTTCTTTGGTGACTTCTGGATCACCGAACAGCTGACAAGCGGCGGGACGATCAACGATCTCTACACCGACACTTGGACGGGAATAAACGCGGGTCAGGGCGATGTGTCGATCGGCATCGATGACCAAGCCGCCTTGGATGCGGCAAGGCCAACGGTAGGCATCACGGGAAACGTGACCTATCGGCTACAGGTCGCACGGGCTTCTGGTTCTAATTCGGTAACAGCGGCTTTCGCTGATTTCAGGGCGGCACAGGCGACATGATAAGACAAGCGACATCTGATGACTTGCCGCGCCTGATGGCCGTGGCTGCTCAATTCTGGGCGCTTACGCCATGGTTCAGAATGGGTGTGGAGCGCGACGATATTGCAATCTGCTCAACACTGGAAAATGCCATTGAGAACGGCTCCTGCTTTGTCGGTGATAAGGGCGTGATCTTCGGCTTTATGGGGCCAGTCTGGGCATCACCACAGCACAAGATTGCGGTTGAATTGGCTTGGTGGGGTGCGGGCGAGGGCATGGAATTGCTAGCCGCCTTTGAGCAATGGGCAAAAGATGAAGGCGCAATCGGGGTGCAAATGTCCACGCTTGGATCGGCAGACGATGCGCGCACGGAAGAAAAGCTAATCAAGGCGGGCTATCGGGTGTCCGAGCGCGGTCTTTTTAAGGGGTTAATCTGATGGCAGTTACCACAGCAATGGCGGTTATGGCCGCAGCAACCGCCGCCGGTGGGATTTATTCCGCCTCGCAACAATCCAAAGCCGCTAAGCAAGGCGCACAAGCCGCACAATCGGCAACAGATCAAAACATTGCTGAACAGCGCCGCCAATACGATCAAACCCGTCAAGATCAATTGCCGTTCCAGCAATCCGACCTTGCCCGCCGTCGCATGGCTGACCGCACCTACGGCATCCAGTCGCAAGACATGATGGGCCGTCAAAGTGTCGGTGACGTGCCTATGTATCAAGGCAATGAGGGCCAGATGGATTACGGCGGCTATGTCCGTAGCAATCCTGACCTGATGGACGCCTACAACCAATCTGGTGGGCAATACGGCGGTATCGAGGACTTTGGGCAAATCCACTACCAAACTCACGGACGTGGCGAAGGTCGTCAACTTCCGTTGTTCCAAGCGCAGCAGATGCAGCAGATGCAACAGCCACAGGGCCAAGCAAGCGGCCAACCGTTTGATCCTTTGGCGGACTTCAACGCCTCGGCTGATCGGGCTATCCTTAACTATGCGCCGATCTCGCAGAACGTGAACGCGCAATATTCGGCTAAGGGTGCGGGCCTTGACGGCGCGGCTTTGAAGGCTTTGCAGGACCGCACGACGCAATACACGCAGAACGCCTTCTATAACTTCCGTTCTGGTCTGGAAGGCTCACCAACTGGCGCTAACAATGCTTTGGCGCAGGCTGGGCAGAGCATGGCGAACAACAACGCCCAAAACCGCAACACGCTCTCCAACGCCTTGGCCTCTAGCTACAACACAAGAGCGAACGCCAACGCTGGGATGGCAGGCTCGATCATTGGCTCTGGTTATTGGGCAGGCAATCAAGCTGGGTTGTTTGACCCTAAACAAGCATCACGCGGCGGCGTTTACGGGCCATCAATGTAGGGGAATGATATGAGTATAAATGCCTTCTACGATGCCTACAGCGCAACTCAAAACGCTCTAGGTGATCCGCGCGGGGATGCTGAGCGCCGTCGCCAACAAGAGATGCAAAACGCAATGCAACAGCGTCAAATGCAAATGCGTGAGTTTGAGTTCGGGCAGACGCAAGCAGAGGCGCAGCGGGCTGAGCAAGCCAGACAGGCGCAGATGGCACGCCAACGCGCACAGATGCAGTTCCGTGGCGGGTCTATGTATCCAAGCCAACAGCCACAACAAGCCGCTCCTGTCGCACCTATGACGGGCGGCGCACCTATTGAGCAAGCGCAAGGCCAAGCCTTTGTTGATCCTGCAACAGGTCAAGAGGGGGCAAGCTATACAGCAACCGCCATGCAACGTGGCCCCGCGCCTACGCAAGAGGAGGAATTGGACTTCCTTATGCGCGACGCTTACAATCGTAGCGACGAAACTGGCTTCAACCAATACTTTGACCAACGCCGTCAAAATATGTCGGCTGAGGAAAAGGCGGGCCGTCAGCAAATTGCGGTGGTGGCTGGGCAGATTTTGCGCCTGCCTGCTGATCAACGCGCACAAGCTGTTATGCAAGCCTTGCAACAATTTGGCGTTGATCCATCAACAACCAAGATTGACGACTATATCAACAACCCTGCTCAATTAGAGCAAGCCTTGCGCTTTGAAATGGTGATGGGTTCGTTTGACAAAGCGGCAGAGGAAAACATCCGTGTTCAAGGCACGTTCGACCAATTCCGCCCGTTTGAACGTCAAGACCTTGGCGGTAGTATTGCGTCGTTTGATCCAAGAACGGGCGCATTTGGTCAGGGTCCAAAAGTAACCGTTAGTCCTAACACGGTGGCAACAACTGCAACGCAGCTTCAACTTGCCAGAATGAACAATGCGGCACGTCAACGGATTGCCAAAATTCAGGCAAACACAACCATGTCTGAAGGTGAAAAAAACCGCGTTATTAAGCAAGAGGAATTGGGCATTAGGCGGCGTGAGGCCGAAATGGGGATGCCACAAGGCGCACCTCTAAGCCTTAATTCAAGTCAGCAAGGTAGCGGCATTAACTGGGATGATGAGGAGCCACAAGAGCAATGACAGAGCTTAGAGAAGGCCGCACTGGCACCGATCCCGTAACTGGTCGCCGCGTCGTTGTTCGTGGTGGGCAGGTTGTTTATGCTGACGCTCCCGTGCAAAAAAATCAGGGCGGCGGAAACTCTGCATATCAACGCAAGCTAGACACGGCGGCGGCTGATGAAACGATTGCACTTCGTGCGGCGTCGGCAGGGGCTCCGTTTCAAATTGCAGCCGCTAAAGAGTTGCTTGCTGAATTACCTAAGCGTCAAACTGGCCCTGGTGCTTCCATTGGTATGATTGCCGGGGCTTTCAATTTGCCGGGCTCTGGCGGCCAAAAGAACGTAGCATTTCAGCGCCGCCTTAACTCTTTTGCATCTAAAGGAATTTTGACCGATGCGGCGGCAATTAAGCCGATCTCAAACAACGATATTGCCTTTTTGCAGACATTGCAGGCAGGGGCAAGTCAAGACCCAGAAACAAACCGCCAGTTTATAATTGCGTCTGATTGGGTTAATCAATTGCTTGTTGCTAATCAGACGGCGCGTGATAGGTGGTCTGCAACATATGGAAGCCCTAACGCTCGTGACGCCAAGGGCCGCGATTTTGCAACATTTTGGATGCGCGAATATCCAACACTGTTCCCCCGTCCAAACTTTGACAAGGTTCCAAAAGGCAAGGGCTATGACTTCCGGCAACAGCGCCAGCAGTCAGCGCCAAGTCAACCTGCGCGGGGTGGGGGCCAACGCCTGCCAAATCGTAACGGTGGCGCTCGTATCATTGAGGAGGTGCCAGACTGATGCCAATCTATACAATTCAGCTTGATGATGGGCGCAAGGTTAAAGTTCAGGCAACCAATCCACAAGATGCGCTTGCTGAGGCGAATGATTATGGGCGTGAAAATCCACGCAAAAAGCCAAACTACACGCCACCAAAGCGCAAAATGGACACAAGCGCCAACCTGCAAACCCTATTCACGCAGGGCATCACGTTTGGCCAATCACCTCGCATTACGGGCGTTATGGGCTCCGTCATGGGTGTGCCTGATGCAATTCAACAAGGTGACGTAGGGCCTATTGCTGAGGCCTATCGCCAAAACAGACAGGCAGAGATTGCACGCATTGACGCGGCACGTCAGCAAACAGGCTTAGGCGGTGCGCTGATTGAGGGCGCGGGCTCTATTGTGTCGGGTGGTGCTATTGCAAAGGGTCTGGGTGCGGCGGCCTCTCGATTTGCGCCTAATGTGGTTAACACTGGTCGTCAAATGCTAACCAAGCAAGCGGGCTCTACTGGCGGTAAGGTTCTTCGCTCTACAGGGCGCACAACTGTAGCTGCTGGCGGCGGCGCGGTTGCGGGTGGTGTTTATGGCTCTGGCGAAGATCGGGCAGTTGAGAACGCGCTTTATGGCGCTGCGGGTGGTGTTTTGGCTGCGCCTATTGCGAAGGTAACAGGCGCTACCGTAAGCGCAGGGCGGCGCATAGTTGGCAAGCCAAAAGTTAAGCCGGAAGTGAAGGCAGCAAAAACCATTATTGACCGTGTTGACCTTAAAAGAGCACAAGCACAAATTGACGAAGCCAACCGCCTTGGCATTCCTCCACTGTCTTTGATTGACGTGGCAAACAATAGCGGGCGGCGCTTGGTTCGTGGCGTGGCTGGGAACACCACAGATGACGCGCAACAGATGGCGGTTGATTATGCAACACAAACCCGTGAGGCTTTGCCGGATCGGGGGCTTGCAATTGTTCGCCGCTTGACAGGTGGTGACGTTAACTTCCCCGCTCGCCAAGAGGCGGCGCAGGCAAATATCCGCGCAGTCGATGATTTTAATTATAAACCAATAGAAAATCAAAGGATCATGGTAACGCCTCAAATGCTGCAATCTTTGCGGCCTGCTGATGCACAAGCGGCGATTGCCAATGCGCGCCGTGTTGCTGAATTAACCGGGCGTCAAGATGACGTGGCGGCGCTTGATACCATCACCGACATTCTCAACACTGGCGATGTGTCAAGGATGCAGGGTTTGGAAATGTCAACATCCGCAGCGGAGCAAATCTATCGCAGCATCCGAGATGCAACTAGCGACCTATACGGAAACCCTGGCACGCGCTCAATTGGTCGGGCAATGGGTGGGCTTCGTGATGAGTTTGACACAGCATTGCAAGCCCAATCGCCACAGATTGCACAAGCCCGTGCGGCGTCCCGTGAGGCCCGTCAAGGTGCTGAGGGCCTAGACGTAGGCTTTAACGCCTTTGCTCCCTCACGCCTGCCTGACGCGCTTGCTGTTGATGTTGCAGGGCTTCCCCAATCTGCAAGGCCAAACGTGCTTGCGGGAGCTCAAGCGCAGCTTCAACAGCAGATCGGGCAAAACCCATTTGCCGCGGTAAACTCGCTTGGCTTCCGTCCAAACATGAGTGCGCGTCTAAATGCTATGGGTGCGCCTGCTGATGACATGGTTGCTGCGGCGCAAATGGAAGCTCGTCGCGTTCGCAATGCTGACTTCATCTCGCCAAACACGGGCAGCCAAACCCAACTACGCGCAACTGACATTCCTGATATCGGTGCTGTTCCAACAACCCCAATGGGCTGGGCAAGCAAGCTAATGGACTTTGCGTTTCGGCGGGTTAACGCCTTTACCGACGCTGAATTGGAAGCAATTGTCAGAATGGGTATTGAGCCTGCGGACTTGGCAAATCTTCAACGCCTTGCTGCAACTGATCCAGACCGCATCCCTAGCATCGTCAAGGGCCTAATCGGCACAGGCGCGGGCATTGGCATCGGCGGGCAAATCAACGCCGCGGGAACCACCCAAGGATATCAACAATAACCCACTGGGTTATTTTGTGAACCACCATCATCAAGAAAAAGAAAATCACCCAATAAAGCACGGCCCATAATACGCCAGGCTGCAATATCGGCTCCCGTTTCGGGTCGTAATCGTCTGGCTCCTCTGGCGGGATAATAACCTGCCGATCTCTCAAATTCCCATCCTCCTCAACCCTGCCTCGGCGGGGCTTTTTCCGTTGGAGCAACACATGGCAGGTCTTTTAATCGTTCCGGGCTCTTGGCCAGTTATCGACACTAACGGCAATCCTGTATCTGGGGCGACCATTAGCTTCTTCGTTCCA